ACGACCCTCGCTCGAAGCGCGTAGGCGAATGGGCTGGCGACCGCGCAATTCTGCAATGGCCAGTTCTTTGGCTGTAGGTGCATTCATACGGCACCCATCGAAATAAGCGACAGGGCAGAAACCGCGGCGCCGAGAAGGAACGGCACTACCACCTTGGCGGCATTGCGCGCCATTTCGGTGAACTGGTCGTCATTAGCTGCACGGTAGCTACCGCTGAAGGTGCAGTTTTTGCTGGTGCGCGGCGTGGAAATGTGACTGTCTTTCATCGCAAGTACTCCTGAAGGTTGCACACGGTGGTTGCTGAAAGGGTTTTGAACGCGCGCTCTTCGCCGGTCCATTTGCCGAACACGAAACCCGCCATCAGGCAAACCGCTGCAGTGCTCAACACAAGGCTGATCACCATTGAATCGGTGTGGGTGGGCTGGTCGTCTTCGCGCTCCGTGTCTTGATTCATCTGCAGCCAGACTGGACATGTGTCGCCCTGGTCGCAGTTCTCGTTGCACGGTGGGCATGTTTTGGAATCAGCCATTGATCGCCTCCAGCTCAATGTTCTTTCGAGCGATTTCCTCAATGCGCGCCTCGACCTTGGCCAAGCTGCGGCTGTCCTTGATGTACTTGATTGCCTGGCGGCGACCCATCTGCTTGACCAGGTGGCGACGCTTGCCACGCTCTTGTGTCGAGTGGTGTTGTTTGAAATCGAACATCATGCGGCGCAGGGCGTCTGTCATTGGATTAACCATGTGTCTTCTCCTGGGGAACGGTTGGGGTGTGGCGGCAACCCTTCGGCATGAACTGCAGCCAAATTTCACCGTTGGGATCGACGCGACGCTGCAACTGGCGAAGTTCGCAAAGGCGGGTTTGGGTTCGCTTTACGCGGTCCCAGTCGTCGGAGTACTCGTAGTTCCAATCGAAACTGCGCAGCTCGCGCATGTAGCGCTGCAGCTCTGCTTGTTGTTCTGGTGTGCCCAGGGTGGGTGGAGTTGGCATTTCTTTCCTCACTTGCGTTGTTGTGAGGTGAATATTAGGACACGCTAACTATCTATGTCAATAGGAACTCCTAACTTTTTGGAATTGATACAAAGACCCCCTAATTTTGGTTGGTGTCATCAAATTTGTTTTTTACTGGACAGGTAGTTCTTAGTGCTGAGTGTTGCTTTTCGAACACTGCGAAAGTGATATTTCGTGGCTTCTGGGGATGTTCCGTGAAGTCCCGTGATGTCACGTGAAAATTAAAAAAGCTTTCCGCCAAACTCTGAGTTGATCAAAATTTGTTTGTGCGTATATTGATTCTCAGGAGGTGCACGTACCGGCTAGATCAGGGTGCATAGTTGGAAAAACCGCCGGAGGAAATTCGAAGTGATGAAGACTACCCTTCCATTGTGGGTGTCACCAATGACACCCCTTTTGAACCGAAAGTAAGGGGTTAAAGGTTAGGATGGTGTCAGGATTTGCGACGCTTAGTATCGCTCACAGATGGGTCATGTTTTGAAGTGAAAAAATATTTTGCTCAATACTGGTGCGGGTTTCGAGGCATTTTATAGTTCGAATGACCTATGTACATGCCCGGTGCGTGAGTGACTTTGGGGGTAATTGGCTTTAGGATGAATTGAAATAAAAAAAACAAACCGCCTTGCGGCGGTTGGTTCCGATCGATACCCAAGGTGCTCGGGTCAAGTCGATCTAACTGGATGGCTCCAGCTAAGCGTGGAAACTCAGTGTAAGGCCGTTCAGTTAGGTTTTCAATAGGGCACCCCTCTTGTTGGAGTGCGTAGTTATGATTGAAATGACCGCTTTTGTTGTCCTGGGACCCGAGGCTTTGGCTCTTCTGGTTCCTGTGATGCTGGCGCTGATGAAGGCTTTTACTCGGTGGGGGAAAGAACGCTAACAACAAAAAACCCACCGTTCGGTGGGTTTTTGTGTGTGCCTTTCAATGGTTCACAAGCTATTGTTAGGCATCGACTAAGATCTTTTCTGGTTGCATTGCCTCGATCAAGTCGGCTTGGTTCTTAAACAAAGCATACACAATTACCGATTCCTTGAGGGCGTCATAAATAATCTCAAGATCTTTATCAATCCTAACTTGTTGAATTGTCTGATCTTTCATAGTCTTTACCTTTACTTTGTTGAAACGCATAACCACCTTCCTTCGATCGAAACCTGAAGATTTGGCAATTTTTTTGATTGTAATACCTTGTAGGTAGAGAACAATACATCAAAAAGAGGGTCAGTTCTACCGTATATTTTCACAGCAAATCGACCTTTAGTCTTATTGACTGAGTCCTCAACACCTTGAGATATCGTATGGATGACGGATTCGGCAAACACCTCTGCCAAGTCATCGGAATCTTCCTTGGCCTGCCAATGCACCGGAGAAAGAACGATCTTCAATAGCTTAGTTAGCAAAGCTCTCTTTTTAGTTCCTTGAATAATATCTAATACAGCGTGAGTTTTTTTGGTTTTTTTCTCTACTAAAGCGAAGAAAGCTGGTGAGTCCGCTGCACCTGCTGAGATTGATTCTTCAGCGAATTGAAGCACCTGGCCGAGCTCTAACTGGAATACCTCATCTTCGACAAGGTCCTTCCATTCTTCTCGTAATTTACGAATACCATTCAAATCTAGTTGTTGTAATTTAAATCTCTCAACCACAAGCAAGTCCCTCTAGTTTTGCCACATTGATCGCGCGGCATTTAATTATATTTATTTCAATAATTTTGTCTTTGAGACAATCTGAGACCCCACCCATTTGGGTGGGGGTTTTCTATCACTTTTTGCGCCATGTTGAGTATTCCATCAACTCGCCAAACGGGCAGTTGTTTCCTTCATAGCTCCAGGATTTAACGATTCCATCGTCCCCGACTTCTAAAATTCGAGTGCAAACACCGCTGATTGCGTAGCCACCATATTCCTGAGTAGTTGCATAGGCTGTGTTGCCGTAAACATTCACATTTGTTTGAGAGGTTTTTGGAATAAAACCTGACTTTCGATACTCCCAAACGTATAACTTCTTCCCGCGAAAATCTCGCTCAAAGTTTGGGTAGCCCCATTGAGCAACAACTTCGTCGATGTGCGCGCCTTCCCAAGAGGACATAATGTTTTGCATTGTTTGAGTTGTGGAACATCCGGCCAATAGCAAAATTACAAATTTGATCATTAGTTTCATAGCGATCCTTTTTATCGAAGCTCTCGATTCTTAAAGGTTTCCCAGTCATCAGCAGCTTCTTCAGCAGCGCTCTGGTGCTTTTTAATTGATTCGTCTTGATCTTCGATAAATTCAATTAAGCATTCCTTGTATCGTTCAACGTCATTCACAAACATGTCGATCTCGAACTGGCTGGTGAACGACAATGGCTTGTATGGTTTACGGCAGCTGTGGCTTGGTTGGAACATGTCGGCCAGGGCGGATTGCGCGCTGAACATAAAAATAACCAAAAAGAAGATGTGCTTTCGATGTTTGTTGCTCATTGTCTTTTTCTTCTTTTAAAGAAAATTGCAAATAGAACGCAAACCAAAAAATTAATAGGTGTAATTGAAATGGCCGTTAAAAGACTGTTACCTGGTGAAACCTGTTCTGATTGAAAATAAAAATTGATGAGCTCTCGTATCAAAGCACTAGAGAAAGCAAGGGTCAGCAAGATAGGGATTAAATAAAGCCAACGGTCTGTGTGCTTTGTAATGAACCATGTGCCAGCGAAATTTAGCAAAAGCTCAACGATCAATGTCTGCTCCTTTTGCTACGCAGTACACGGTAGCGAAATTTATAAGGCACGACCATTCCAAGCCCAAACAACGCGGCCATGCACTTGGATTTGGTGGTCGCCATTCAGAATATCCACTGTTTTAACCGTTGGATTGTCGCTGCTGACTTCGAAGCTGCCATCCATACGCTGACGAACACGTTTGATAAATAGGCGCTCATGCGCACTCAAGACATAAACACCATCGATGTCGATCTTGGCTTTGGAAATATCGACAAGAAGCATGTCTCCATCGCTGAAAGTAGGGTGCATGCTGTCACCAGCACCGGTAATCACCCTCAGGTTCTGAGGTTTTGCTTTGACGTTGGTTTCTAGCCAAGTTCTGCTGACCGGCAACACATCAATGATCTGATCGCCATCGTAAGACAGGGCATTTCCATTTCCCATGGAGGCTGCAGCTGCTAATACAGGGATTGCCAATCTATTTGAATGAGCAGAACTTTGGGTAGGATGAAAATCCTGAGATTGGCTCAAGGAAAAAGTCATTGAGCGAGGACGCTCAAGGTCGTCAAACTCAATTTTCATAGGCCCTTTTCCAGTGGCCAGCCAATCTTCTGATACTCCCAACGCTCTCGCGGCCATCAGCAAATTTTCACCGCGAAGGAATTTTGATTTTCCGCTCAGCCAGCCATTTACTGAGGGTGGTTTGACCCCACACGCGCGAGCAAGTTGGGCCTGGGACATTCCGGCCTCATCCATTGCAATTTTTAAGCGTTTCGAAAGCATTAGGCAATCCTAACAGTAAGCAAAATAGGAGTGGCTATTGACATTATTCATTAGCTAGTCCTAACATACTGGTGTTTTCCTTGGAACCGAAGCTCATGAACCACAGTGACTTGATTGAAGCGCTCGGCGGTGTAACCGCAGTGTCGAGAATTTTGAACATTAAACCGCCATCTGTTTCCGCTTGGAAAAAGACCGGTATTCCTGATGACAAATTGATACGGCTTGCACCTATTGCTGAGCAGAAAGGCGTGGCGACACGTCGTGAGCTTTTTCCAAATGATTGCCATTCGATTTGGCCAGAACTCGTCAGCCCCGAGCAGGTTCATCCCACTGAGCAGGAAGGGGAGGTCAACCATGTTTCGTAATCCTTGGCGGTGTTTGCGATGACCACAGTTTCCTCCGCTCTCGTTGATAAGGCACGCAAGAATCAAACAATGGTTTTGCAGAAGCTTGCCGCTAGTGGTCAGCAAGTTGCAGCCGATTGCATTGGGACGTCTGTGTCGACCATTTCCCGTTGGCAATCCAGTGAAGGTACAAGCATGGGTCTGGAACAGATCTGTCTTCTACTGGCAGCGATTGGTTTGAAGGTAGTGCCTCAGGAAATGAAGTGCTACCCGGCCCATGAAGTTCAAGCCTTATTCACCCTGGCAAAAGCCCATCTGCAGCGTAGCGACAGCGCTGAATCAAGCCTTCAATTTGAGGATTAAGGTGAATTATTACGAGCACCACCTAGGCGACTATGCCAAAGATACTGCCCACCTCACCATGATCGAGCATGGCGCCTACCGCCTCTTGCTTGATCGCTACTACGGCACCGAAGCTGGCATACCTGCAGACCAGGTTCACCGCGTTGCGCGAGCAAGATCAAAGGAAGAAAAAGCCGCTGTTGAGGTGGTGCTTGAGGAATTTTTTCAACTCGTCGATGGTGTTTGGAAAAATAAAAGAGCCGAGGAAGAGATTGAAAAATTTTTGGCCAGCAAGCCCAAAGCAGATGAAAAAAGGGAAAACGACAAGGAGAGGCAGAGAAGGGCGAGGGAACGCCGCAAAGCCTTATTTGAAGAGCTTTCCGGGCTTGGTGTACACATGCCGTTTAACTCAACAACAGACGAGTTATATAACGCTATTGTTCGAGCTAAATCACATCCAAGTCACACCAACGTCACGCAACCTGTCACGCGTGACAACACGTTAACCCAGACACCAGACCCCAGTCACCAGACACCAGAAGAAAAGACACACACTACGGTGCCGACTGTCGCAGGGGCTGTGTGTGTCGCCCTTCGATCGGAGGGTATGGCTCAGGTCAACCCCTCACACCCCGAGCTGCTAACCCTGCTCGAGCAAGGGGTAAAGATCGAGGAGTTTGTGAGCGCAGGCCGAATAGCTCGGGAAAAGGGCAAGGGCTTTGCCTACGTGCTGGGCATTGTCAAAGGCCAGATTGCAGACGCAAAACGCCTCGCCGAAGAAGCAGCACAGCACCCAGCTGAAAATTCCCAAAGGTCTCGAAGCAGAGATCGACCCTTAACTCAAGCCGAAAAGCGCAGCCAAGTAGCCCAATTCCAATTCCGAAATTTGCCGGAGAATCGCGATGCAAGCGAATCGAACATTATCGACATCACACCAGCCAACGAGTCTTAACGAGCTTTCGGGCATGGCCAAGCTGTTCGCAATCATGGCAGCCATGTACGGCAAGCTGTGGTTTGACCAATGGGCTGACACGCCACCATCGATCATGGAAGAGGTTTGGCGAGCTGAGCTACAGGGCTTTTCAAAATCGGAAATTGAAGCCGGTGTAGCTGCGTGCAGAAAACTGAACTGGCCGCCTACATTGCCCCAGTTTGTGAAACTTTGCCGCCCTGATATTGATGCTGAGTTTGCTTGGAAGATTGCAGGCGAAGGCATGCGCGCCAGGGAAAACGGCGAAATGGGCAACTGGCCAGATCCATGCATTTACTGGGCTGCTAGCCGTTTTGGACCGTTCGAGGTTTTGAACGAACCCTTGGCCAAGCACCGCGTTTCGTGGATTGCTGAGCTTGACCGCGCGCGCAACCAGCAAGCAAAAGGACTGCTGCCCGAGATTCCCCAGCCACGCAAGGCATTGGTTGCCCCAGGCAAGGCTATAACCCCGAGGGAGGAAGCACGAAAGCGAATTCGGGAACTGCGAGACAAGCTTCGTGGTTCATCGCCAATGGTCGATTCTGCCTTGCGTGGAATTGGCAACCAGGTGCAATAGCCATGGCCAACGGATTGAGATTTAGCGAAGAAGAGTTCCAGGCACTGCGTACCAGGTTGGCTGCGCAGAACGCACCAAAGGCAGCAGCTGCAAAGTCGTCGAAGTACGGAAGCACCAAGGTGGTGGATTCAGCAGGCCGCAAGTTCGACAGCAAGCGCGAGCAAAAACGTTTTGTTGAGCTTTCTCACCTGCAGGCTGCAGGCCAAATCAGTGACTTAAAAACCCAGGTGCGGTTCGAGCTGGTACCGAAGCAGGAGAAGCCAGGTGGTGGCGTTGAACGCGCAGTTCACTACGTCGCTGATTTTGTTTACACCACAAGCAATGGCCACCAGGTGGTCGAAGATACCAAGGGATTTAGAACCCCTGATTACGTGATCAAGCGAAAGCTGATGTTGAGTGTTCACCGTATTCAAATTCAGGAGGTTTGAGCCATGACCGCGCCGCCTTTAAGCAAGCCAATTTGGGTTTGTATTCACAAAAACAGGTTCAACGATGAAATGCAAGCAAGGGCAGCTGCCTTGGTTCAGCTCGATCGTTCGCCAGATTTAAATCGATTGTTTGTTTACACCTGCCCTTACTGCCGCGGCTGGCATTTAACTCGCACCAAAAAAAGTTCGAAATACAAAGTCACAAGGGGGAAGCCTTACAACAGCCTACCGACTGATGCAGAAGTCTTCGATATTGCAGAGCACCCGGAAATTCCAAAACGAATGATTAGCGCTTTGCGCCGTGTTGAACGGTTTTATCAAAACTATTCGCAAAGCAATTCGAATGAGAGGTTCCAACATGATTAAGTGCATGGTGGCCGTTAACGAGCGCGGCTGGCGGATTGGTCAAACCCACCACAGGGCCAAGGCCACCGACGCTGAAATCGATTTGATTCGGGAACTGCACGAGGAACACGGCTGGGGTTACCGCAAGTTATCCATGAAATTCAAACTGAGCAAGCGGACCATTCGAGACATTTGCAGCTACCGCAAGCGGGCTCAATTCATCGTTGGCTGGCGCCCAAGCTACAAAAAGGACAAAGTCGATGACAAAGGGTAAAAAGCTCACGGCCAAGCAGCAGGCTTTCGTTGACGAATACCTGAAAGACTTGAACGGCACACAGGCCGCAATTCGTGCTGGATACAGTCCAAAGACTGCCAATGAACAGGCAGCAAGGCTGTTAGCGAATGTTAGCGTGCAGGAAGCCATCCGTGAAGCGATGGACAAAAGGCAGAAGCGTCTTGAGATTTCTGCCGACATGGTGTTGAAACGCTGGTGGGATATTGCCAATGCCA